GTTCTGCTAATCAAATATTAAAAACAGATGGTAGTGGTACTTTATCTTTTGCAGCTGAGACTGATACCAATACTACTTATAGTGGTGGAACAAACTTAACTTTATCAACGACTACATTTAATGTAGATGATGCTTTCTTAGTAAATGATGGTAATGATACTACTACAGGAACAATTACAGCTGCTGGATTTACGACTACTGGTACTTGGACTTTTGATGAATATACTTCAGGAACAATCGGTATTACGACTATTCAAGATAGTGGAACATCTTTTAATGATAATGATACTTCCTTAATGACTGCAGCAGCAGTTGACGATAGAATTTTAGATTATGGTTATACAACCAACACAGGAGATATGACTGGTGTTGATCTAACTGGTGGAACAGGCATTACTATATCATCAGAAACCAACACAACAAGTGGTGCTTATTCATCTACAATTAATTTATCTTTCTTAGGATTAGAAGATTTAGCCGATCCTAACGATGACAGAATATTATTTTGGGATGATAGCGTAGGAGATATTGAGTGGTTAGACCTTAGTAATGGCTTAGCAATTAGTGGTTCTAATTTTAGTTTTGATGGCAGTTCATTAACCGATATGACCGAAGGTATGGTTACTGGTGATGAATTTGTTGTATTAGATGGTAGCAATTCAAGAAGAAAAGCAGCAGGAGAAATAGGATTAAGTATTTTTAATAATGATCTAACATTAGGAACAATTACTGCACTCAACGATGCTACTGAAAATGAATTAGTAACAGTAGGTGCTACTACAACAGAATTAGATGCAGAACAATATCTTACTTATGGTTCAAGTGTTTTAGAGGTTCGACAACAAGTAAAAGTCACAGATGGAACAAGAGATATTAGATTAAATTCTAATCACGGCTCTAAAGCAGCAGTAGGCACAGTAGGTGCACACGACTTTAACTTTTTCACAGCAAATACTATAAGAGCCACAGTAGATAGTGGTGGAAATTTTGGAATAGGAACTGAATCACCAGGGACTAATTTACACATATCAAGTGGTTCTGCACAGACAGATAATGATGGAATGCTTAAAGTAGAACAAACAAGCACCTCATCAGGAAGCTCAGCTACAAATGCAGGTATTAATACTAAAAATTATCACGGCACTTCTCAATTTCTACAATGGGAAGAACACGGATTAAGAATTGGAAGTAGAATATTAACTAATAGTGGTACAGGAGATGTTGTTTTTACAGCAGGTGCAGATTCTGAAAAGATGAGAATATTAGCAGGTGGCAATGTCGGTATAGGAGTTTCTGCTCCATTAGCAAGATTAGACTTAGGTTCTACTACTGGAGAAAAATTTTATGTGTATTCTAATGGTTCATCTATAAGAAATGGATTAGGTGTAGATTTATCAGGAACAAGTAGAGAATTATCCTATTTCCACCCATCATCAAATGCTGCAGATGGACAACATTCGTGGGGATATAGATTAGAGGGCGATGGTAGTTATGTAGAAAGAATGCAATTAACTGGTGCAGGAGATTTAACTCTTAATGGTGGTAGTTTAATATTACCAGCTACTGAAAAACTTTACTTAGATGGTGGTGGTAGCACTTATATAACTGAATCAGCAGGAGATTTAATAGATATATATTCTGGTGGAGTTCTGATGATGAGAATTGAAGAATCTGGAACAGACTCAGTATTTACAATGGACAATGTTCGTTTAGGTGTAGGTTCATCAAAAGATATTAGAAATATTCTTTCTGATGCTGATATAAATATTTCTGTCAATGATGGTGGTTCACAGATTACTGCTTTATCGATAGATGCAAGTGCAAATGGTAATGTTAGATTACCTAATGATACTCAATATTTCATAATGGGAGCAAGTGATGATTTTTACCTATATCATAATGGAAGTAATAGTTATGTAAGAACTGATACTGGAGATTTATACTTACAAAATGGTAGTTCAGATGGAGATGTATTTATCAGGGTTAATGATGGTGGCTCTACAATTAATGCAATTCAAGTAGATACAAGTGAAACAGGAAAAGTTAGACTTCCAAATGATGGACAAACATTATCTCTTGGAGCAGGTAATGATTTAACATTTCAACACGATGGCTCTAATAGCTATATAGGTAATGGAGTAGGTAATTTATATATATCAAATGATACAGACGATGGAGATATTTCATTTAGATGCGATGATGGCTCTGGTGGAGTAACTGAATATATGCGACTTTATGGAACAAGTTCTACTATAATTTTTTATAAAGACCAACACGTTCCTGATGGTGTAAAAACATTCTTTGGCTCACATTCAGACCAATATATGTATTACAATGGCTCAACTGATGTAATGTATTGGACTGGTGCTACTGGAGATATGGTAATTGAAAATACTGTTGATGACAAAGATATTATACTTAAATCTGATGATGGCTCTGGTGGAGTAACACCTTATATAACCTTAGATGGAAGTGCTACACAAACACTTTTACATCAAGATACAGTTCTTACTGCAACTAAAAAACTTTATTTAGATGGTGGTAGCGATACTTATATCCACGAAGCAAGTGCTGATACAGCAGAAATATATGTTGGTGGAGTAAGACTACTTCAATTAGCAGAGGGTGCAACTAATTATGTCGCTGTTGGAGATTCAACTTACTTATCTGCTGGTAATGACATTGATTTAAATATGAGCCATAATGGAACTGTTTCTACTATTCAAAGTGGAACTGGGGATTTCTATATTCAAAATACTGCAGACGATAAAGATGTAATTTTAAGATGTGATGATGGAAGTGGTGGAGTAACAGCCTACCTAACATTAGATGGTAGTGCTACTCTTATTAATATAGCACAACATATGGATTTCAATGATGATGTTAGAGCAAGATTTGGAGCAAGTGGTGATTTACAAATAGTTCATACTGGTGGTGTTAATTACATACACTCTGCTGTTAGTGATGTAGACCTAATGCTTAGAGTCAATGATGGTGGTTCAAATCTTAATGCTATACAAATAGATGCGAGCGATGCTGGAACTGCAATATTTAATCACGATATTAGAGTGTTAGACAACGGAAGATATTATTTGGGAACAGGAAATGATTTCCAAATGTATCACGATGGAACTAATACTTCAATAGAAAACCTTACTGGTGATTTATACATTGATAATCACGCCGATGATAAAGATATAATATTTAGAATAGACGATGGTGGAAGTGGTGCTTCTGAAATAATGAGAATAGATGGTTCTACTTCAAGAATTGGAATAGGAACTGACTCGCCAACAGAAAAATTAACTGTAGCAGGAGCAATAGTATCAACTGGTGCTTTAACTGACGATAGAACATCTACTGCTTCTATGGACTTTTCAAGTGGAGCAACAAGATTTGTTTCTTATGGAGCATCAGGAACTGGTGGATATTTTCAATTTAGAACAGCAGCAGGTGGTGCAAGTTCAGGGGAAAGAATGCGACTTGAACACGATGGAGATTTACATTTAACAGCAGATGTAGTTGCTTATTCATCTACTCCATCAGATATACGATTAAAAAAGAATTTTGAAAAGATTGAAAATGGATTAGATGTAGTCAATAAATTAGAGGGGCATACATTTAATTGGAAGAAAAACGATAAAAGATTAAGTGCAGGATTTAAAGCACAAGAAGTAGAAAAGATTTTACCACATTTGATTGATGAAAAGAAACTTCCATTAAAATCAGATGATGATAAAGAATATAAAGTTTTACGATATGAGGAAATAATCCCTTATTTAGTAGAAGCAATTAAAGAACAACAAGTTGAGATAGATTGTTTAAAAGCAAATCTTGACCAATTAAAATATAACAGGAGATAACGATGGCTAAAAATATAGCAGAAAAATCAGTAGAAAGTTCAGAAGCTAAGCACGTTTCAATTAAACACTTAAAAACTGT